GCTTGTCCGTTTATAACTCTATCGTCTGCGTCTCTCCATCTTTCTACCGTTAACGATGTTCCTTCTAAATCTTCACCAAAGTTATCTTGAGTTGGTATACCTTTGTTGTCTTGTAGTAATTTAGAGTATGGGTTTGTTGTTAAATTGTTGTTAGGATATATAGGTCTTTTTACACCCATATTGTCAATCCAAGAAATAGCAACATAGTTAACATAGTCTTGTGGCATTACTAATTGTAGACTATCTGGTATAGTAAGTTCTTGAGATTTAATACTTTTTAAAGTATCATAACTAAATTCTTGTAATGATCTTTTAGCCCAAAAAAGTACATCTGATTTTTGCGCTGTCTGTACTATTTTTCCATCACCGACGTAACCAACCATGTAGTTATCTATAATATCCGATAATTTTACATATTGATAAGTTCCATAATTTTCTTCAACAGCGTCGCCAAGTGCTTCTTCAGCTATAGTGCTAGCGTATTGTCCACCATCTAACTTTTTTAGCTGTACAACTATAAATAAATTGTCAGCAGGATCTGCTGTAAAAGTAATAGCGTTATTAACAACAGTGTAATCCAGTAGGTATTCTTGCCATTGACCTGGAAAACCCGTGGTGCTAGTATATATTTTAAAATTATTTAAAGCGTATTTAACACTTGTTTGATCATAGCTACCAAATACTAAATCAGTGTCAAAAGTTGTTGTAATGGTAAGAGCGTTACCAGTACCTCTAAAGCCTTGTGCCCCTTGGTAGTATTGTTGATTTGTTTCTGTAACTAATGCCATTTTTTATTAAGATTTTTCGTTAGCTTGTACTTGAGCTACTTCTTGAGAAGCTAAGTCTATTATAGTTGGATCATTTATTATAACTCCAGCGTATTTCAATATACCCATTATAATATTTGTTTGCTCTTGATATACTAGAGAAAATGAATTTGACCTAGCTGGTGAATATATGTATTGACCAGTACCAGGCGTTTGAGTGAAAGCCCAAATAGGTGGCGATGGCGCAACTATGCAGTTAACGCTAACGCTAGATGGTTGAGGAGATATAGTAAGCCCAACTTCTAATAAAGGATTAACAGTTTTTGTACTAGCAAATGCAATTGGAAATTTTTCAGTTGGAGCTGTTAATTTAGATCTAGTTATTTTATTGTAATCAGCTCTGGTAACAAGTTGCGTTATATACTCTCCTCCAAAAGAACTAGCTTGAGGATCGGTGTTTCCAACTAATGAAGAATTATATTTTGATAAAATTTCACCCATCCAATATATTTGACTCTCTTGAATAGAACCTGAGGTTGCGCTACCAGCTACGAAATAATTCCACATTGGTTGTGTAGTTAGCGCATCGTAAAAAAAAGCAAGATCTTTTATGAAAGGAAATATTTTTTCATTTTGATTTTTAAAAATATTAAAAAACTCAGTATTATTTTGAGTGTTGTTTTGGTTTTGACGGTTTAATTGTGTTCCGTCTGGAAAATATGACTCAAATATTTCCAACTGAACTTGCTGTGCTAAATTGTTAAACTCCTGAGGTGTTACATATCCTCTTTGCTCTTTGTTTAATATTTGCAAGACTGTCGTGTATACTGTGTTTACATTTACCATTTATATTTATTTTATATACTAAAAAGGCGGACGAATCCGCCTATATATAGTATCACTTGTTATTTTTGTTTTTTATCTATAGATTTATAGACTTCAACACCTTCATCTGTTTTTAAGAAAGCTGCAAATGCAGAATAAGGATTTTCATCAAAAGGAACGTTCATTAGTTTTCTACCTGTTGATCCCCATGTAAAGGTTCTTTGATCTTGAGAAAGTTTTATTAAATTAGCTTCTTGAGCTTTAATAGCAAAGTTCCTTAATTGAACATTGTCATCTTTAGCTAGTGCTATAAAATTAGAAGGATTGTTTTTAGCAAATAACAATATGTCTCTTTTTAATTCCTTAGAGCTCATAGTGTTTACTGTTGATCCTCTTTCTACTCTTAATATAGCTTCAACTTGATCGATATCCATAGATCTAGCAGCTGTCATAGCATCTATTTCTAAGTGTATAATATCTAAATCATCTTCAGCTTCAGCCATAGCGCTAAACTCTTCGTATACCCTACCTTTTAAAGGGTGATATATAGAAAGTAGTTTTTGCAAAGCTACGTCTTTTTTATTTACTACTAATGTTCCATCTCTAAAACAAATGTGACCCATTGTGCACTCGCCTTTTTGTTCATCTACAAGAGGAGAGTTTTGGTTTGTAGCGTATCTTAATTCTCTTTGTGTTCCCATTTTTTCATCAAAATACAGCAATGAATGTTTTCTTGTATGCTTTCCAGGTATTGTTAATGATAATGGTGACTTATTATTTTTTAAATAATAAATTCTATCTTTTATTTCCCAGTCTAAAACTGGTTGTTCTTTTGTTTTTGACATAATATAATATAATTAAATAGTTTATAAAAGTAATAATTACCCCCGTCAGTACAACGAGGGTAAGAATTACATTAATGTTGACTTATTATAGTCCTTGAAATAATACAAAGTTGTTAGCAGCTTGAGTTACTAAACATCTTTCTGATAGGAAGTTTACTTCCATAGCATCAAGAGTTGAAGTAAATGCTCCACCTGCAGAACCAGTTAACCAAGACTTCATACGTCTGTCATCTCCTTGAGATGCTCTATAACGTACATGCAAGAATGGTCGTCTGATGTTTGTACCTAGTACTTGATCATAAACTGTAGAAGTTCCAGCTGGTACTAATACACCTTCAATTGAATTAACTCCAACGATACCACCACGAGTAGAAGCGTCATTTAAGTATTTCCAATCAGTTTTGTAAAAGTCATAAGAACCTCTTCTGAATCCTGAGAATCCAAGATTTAAAGCCATTTCTTCTGAGTTCTCAAATAAACCAAAAGCAGTTCCACCAGCGAATCCGCCAGAGATGCTTGCTAGCATATCATCAAAATCAAGAGAAGTTTGTCTTTGTAAGAAAAGCATGTTTTCTTCAATAGCACCTTGAGTATCTAAATTTTTAAGAATTGAATCAAAGTCATCAAGTCCAGCAGCAGCAGTAAATCCTACTTCCACGTTACCTCTTGCTCTAATAGCAGCAAATAAACCTTGAGATCCTGGTAAAGCAGCAGCGGCAGTTCCGGGAGCAGCTAAAGCATTCACGTTTAATTCACTTTCTACCATAGACATTTCTAAGTAATCCTCAAATCTTAATCTTGTTTCAGACTCAGCTTTTAGATACCATAAAAATCCAGATTGACCGTCTTCAGTTGCAACTTCAACCCAACCAATTTGAGCCATATCAGATCCGTTAATAACGAATTGATCTCTCAAAATAAGTGGAGAATTAGCAAACTGCGTAAAATCAGGTGTAATTGAAACTCTAGGAGCGCTTCCAGCCCCTAAAGTACCACCAGCTGTTATGCTAGTTCCTTTTTGGTAAGCAGAACCGTATACAAATACTTTAACTCCAGCAGCAGCAAGTCCTTGAGCAGCAAAAGTTGCATTAGCAAAAGGTTGTACAGCGAAAGAACCAGCTAGTCCAGGTGTTGTAGCTATTACAATACCTTTAGCTTCAGCTCCAGAAGCTGGATCTAAAAGAACTACTGTGTCATTTATAGATACAACAACTGATACTCCAGCAGCCGTAGGCGTTACTGTAGCGGCGTTGTTAGCACCTGTGGCTACTACTGTACATCCATCGTATGCAACGTGTAGTCTGTTTTGTTCTGACCATATTACTTGATCAGATGTCATTGGCATTTCAGCGCCAACCATTCTTAAGAAGCCTGATAACGTACGGTTTCCGTAACGTTCTACTTCTTGTTCGTAAATTTCTGGTAAATATTGTTGTGCAAAATCATTAGCTCCTTGATCAAACGTTAAATAGTTGTTTGCAAGAGTCTGTTGTAATTGCGAAGGTACAATACTACCAAATTGTGGAGATAAACTCATAATTTGTTAATTTTTTTAGTTAAACCTTTTTGTTTTAATTTTTAATTTTGTAGAGTCTGCACCGGATATAGCTTTTACTTTCATTCCACCAACAAATACATCACCTTGTGATTTTCTGCCTTCAGTATCACTTAGGTTTTTTGATTTATTTATCACGGATTTAACGGCATCTGCTTTTCCTTGCTCATAAAAATGAGCTGCAATCTTATCTACGTTTTCAGCAGCATATATAGCTTTATGATAACCTTTAGCGTCTTCCACGTTACCTTCGCTGTCTAGGAACTTCCCGACAAGGTTTGTTATGTTTGACTGGCTTTCGGCTACTTTTTCACGATTAACAACATTGTACTTATATCTTTTATCTCCAACTTTAATATCGAAACCTTCGAAATTGTTATCAAATAAGCTTTTAGTCTTTTGTTTAAATAGGTCGTGTTGTTTTTCAGCTATTTCCTGCTCTTCATTATATCGATTGAAAAAATCCATAGCTTTTTGTTGGTCTTGAGTTACGCCGGGTCTCAACTTGATTTCGTCGTAATATTTGCTCTTAGTTTCCTCTAAAAAGTTTTTAGCTTTTGCAATCTCTTCTTTTTTAGCGAGTTTTTTCTTTTTGACTTCTCGCTCTTCGTCTAAATCTGTATCATAATCAAAGTTCTCTTCCATTATGAAATTAATTTCTTCTAAATCTAAATGTGGTTTAGATTTTTTGTAATATTCTTTTAAAAGAATATCATCGTCTACGTTTGTATAATCAGCGTTTAATCTAGTGTAATCTTCTATAGTTCCACCAGTTTCTTCCATAAATGAAACTAATTTTTCGATGTTTTCTGGTAATGCTTTACCTAAAACTCTTTCGTCTCTTATAGCTTCTTTTACTTCTCTTACTTCTTCTTCAGTTACTTCTTTGATTGGAGAAAACCCTTCAGTAGTCTCGTTGGACTCTTGTACAGATTCTCCCATCTCTGCGCTATTTCCGGATGGTTTTTCCACAGGTACTTCTTTTGTTTCTCCGATTTGAATGGCATCTTCCTGCTTTTTAATTTCAACCTTAGTAACGTTGTTAGGTACTTCTACTAAAGGTTCTTTTGAATTAATGTTAACTTTAGTAACATTGTCTTTTGTTTCTACTAGTTTTTTAGGTGTTGTTTTCTTTTTGATTTTAAACTCACCTTCCTGCTTAACAGGTTCATTTGTTTTTGTTTCCATAATATAATAAAATTAAATAATTAATAAATTTAAGCTTGCGGCTCTTCTTGAGTTGCCATAGCTGATTGCTCTGGCTCTTCATTTTTTTCAAAGTCTATAGGTAGTAAATTGTTTTTTCTTTGGTCTATCATTTTACTTTGTTGCGTACCTTCCATTTGTATACGCTTGTCTTTAGCTTCTTCTTGCTGGTTTTTTAATTCTTGCTGTTGTTTAAGTTGCATATTAGCTAATTCAACGTCGAATCCATGTTGCATTTGCATTTTCTGCATATCAAGTTGAGCTTGAGTTTGCATTTTTTGAATCTCCATTTGAGTTCTTGACTGCTCGTATTGAACCTTAGAACCTGATATAGCCTCTTGCTTTTGAACCTCGTGCATTGCTATTTTTTCATTAGCAGCGGCTTGAGCTTCGCTTTGAGCTGCTATATTAGCTTGAGCGTTTTCTTGTTCTTTAACAGCTTTTTGTTTGCGTTTTACTTTTAAAAGCTGGTTAGCTAATTTAAGATTTTTTATCTGTCTTAAATCAATAGCGTCTTCTAAATCAATACCACCTTGTTGTAAAGCTACTTGTATGTTTTGTTCTAGTTGTTCTTTTTCTTCTTCGTCTGGTTCTAGTTCTAAGAATATTCCAAAATCATGAAGATTTAAATTAACAACTTCTTTTAAAGTGTTTACATTGTAACTACTTATAGAGTTAACTAGTGATTCAGCTGTTAGTGGAAACTCTAAAGCATCTGCTACCTTAAGAGCTATGTTCTCTGCAATTCTAAGCGTTAAATAAGAACCAGCTTGTTTTATGTGTCTAGTAGCTACATTAGAAGCGTTAGCGGCCATCTTTTGTAATCCTACTAAAGTGCTCTTGTCAGGCGTACTACCATCTCTAGCTTCATTTAATCCAGTGACGTCACGTATCATTTGTAAATAATACTGATACGTCTGTATAAGACTTTGTATTTTACCTTGGCCACTAGAGCTATTTAATTCTTGTATAGGGATTTTTCCAGCATTCATGTCGCCATCTTGAGTAAGTGATCTACCCACTATAGAACCTGTTTGGAAATACATGTTAAGCGCTTCTGCTGGATTATAATTAGTTCCATTACCAAGATCAACCTCAGCTAAGCCGTCCATATCTAAATAAACACCGTCTGGTACTATTCTAGACATTACTTGTTGTAGCTTTAAATGAGTTAATTGTATCATATCAGCAAAACCAATACATTTTCCAACTAGTGACTCTATTCTACCTTTATATATTCTAGGCGCACAAATAGAATAATTCATTTTAACCTTAGTAGTGTCAGCATAGGGTCTTGACATGTTCTTAGCAAGTTCCC